TCGACCATAGCGAGATGATCGTTCTTCTGGCGATGGCCGACCACGCCGACGACGACGGCCAGAACTGCTACCCAAGCAACGCATACCTCGCCTGGAAGACCGGGTACTCCGACCGCCAGGTCCGCCGAGTCCTCCGGACCCTGGAATCAACCGGCATCATCACCAGGGTCGCCCATGAAGAAGGGGGCCGAGGACTCGCCACCGAATACCGCCTAAACCCGGAAAAGGGGGACAAAAAGTCCGCCTTTATGGCAAACAAAAGGCGGACATCTACGACACAAAAGGGGGACATCCTGTCCGAAAAGGCGGACATGGGTGTCCAAAAAGGCGGACATAGCTATGTCCCCCCAACCATCAGTAACCATCAACTAAACATCAAGGAACCATCAGAGGACGGCGCCACCACAACTTTTGATTATCCGGAATGGTTCCAACCGTTGACGGCGTTGAAGGGATTCAAGGCGACCGCCCACAAGACCGCCATCATCTCCGTCCGGGAGGGATGCGAGGAGGCTGGCGTCAACGAGGCCGAGATCGTCCGGGCCTTCGCGGACTATTACCGGGACGGCGGGAGGGCGTCTAACGGCTGGAGTGATCCGGTCGCCGCCCTGGTCAGGACTCTCCCGGTCCAGATCAACAAGACCCGAAAACCCACCAACCGTCCGCCGCCCAAGGTATTCTCGGTCAACTCTCAGGACTTCGTGGCGATGAAAGCCGAGCAAGACGCCCGGAAGGCGAGAGGGTAGACATGACGACACCGCCCGATGTCCTCCAACCGGGAGACAACGACTTCCACGCCTATCCTAAAGCGGTCAAGGGCGGCGGGATGACACCGCTGGGGGATGTATTCCAGCGGCTCCGGTCTGCCGGCGAACCGCTCCCCAACGACTCCCAATGCCCGGTCTGTGGATATTTCGACATAACCCATCCCGACCTCCGGCGCATCCTCCTCGACCGTGACCCGACGAAGAGGATATTCCAGCAGGCCCGATGCAAATGCCGGGGCCGGGAGGAGCAACAACGCCGGGACGAAGAACTCCGACACGCCCAGGCCGCGCTCCCGTCCGGCGGTATTCCGAGGACGTTTGAAAACTTCCGGGCCCGTCCGGGCACCGACGATATGCTGGGCGCGGCCCGAAAGTTCGCCGACCGGCAGGGGCCGAGGATGTTGGTCCTGGTGGGTCAGACCGGGACGGGCAAATCCCACTTACTGGAAGCCATCGGACGCCAAGCCCTGGCCTCCGGGCGGACGGTCCGTTATGACCTGGCCTCGACATTCCTCAACCGGCTCCGGCACACCTACGAGTCCGACTCCGGCGAGGATGTCCACGACCTGACGGCCTGGTATCAACGCCGGGACACCGTCCTCCTGGACGACATCGGGATGGAAGCGGCGACCGCCTGGGTGCGGGAGCAACTGACCGCGCTGGTCGAGGAGAGATTACATTCCGGCGGGTGGATGGTCTTGGCGACCAATCTCAACAAGGCGGCGATGTCCGACCGGATGGGAGACCGGCTGGCGTCCCGGTTATACGCCGGCAACCCGGAACTCCCGGAGGTGTCGGTCGTGGTCAACACCGCGGAGGACTATCGAGCATGATTACGATCCGCCGGACCTGTCCAAAATGCGGCGACGATATGGTCGTGGAGTTGCTACGCCCGGACCCGCACGATACGCCGGTCCCGTTCCTGGTCTGCCCTTGCGGGTATTGGGAAGCGGCGCCGGCGGACATCGAGGCCGAGTTGGAAGACCGTCCCCGGATGCCGGGATTCTGAGGAGATGGAAAAAATGACGACATACAACATCGGAGACCATATCCGCATCGCCGGTCGGTGTGGTTGCGTAGAGCCGGTCAAGTCTGCCAAGGGAGGCATCCCGGCCCTGGCCCTACGGGAGTCCATCGCATGTTGGCACGGACCGAGGACAAGGGTCATCCGGGTATTCGCAAGCGGCGACTACCTCCTGGAGAACGGAGGCGGCGATGTCCGGCTGGCCCGACCCGACGAGGTCTGCCGCTGATGTCCGCCCACGACAAACATCCGACCCGCGTCTCGGTGGAAGTGGACGGATTCACCTGGCGCATCCACGGCACCCGGCGGACGGGTCAGCGGTGGCATTGTCATCTGGTCGAGTTGGTCGGCCCTCTCCCGCTGGACGGCCCGGTCACCGAACCGCTCCGGGACAAGATACGGACGGCGTTGGCGAAAGCTCTGGCCCTGGACGAGTCCGAGATCGCCCGGATACCGGCGGACCTGATCCTGGCGTGACAGCTCAAGAACTCATCACCGAGAAGCAACTCCAGTCCACGGTTATCGGTTGGGCCGAGACTTACGGCTGGCTTGTGTATCACCAGGTGGACATGGGATTCCAAGACCCGACGACCGGGAAGTGGAAACATTCCCGGCGCATCGGTCCGGGCTTTCCAGACCTGGTTCTGGTACATCCAAAGCGGGGCCGGCTGATCTTCGCAGAGTTAAAGACCGAGAAGGGAAAGGTCAAGCCCCATCAACAGAAGTGGCTGGACGCTCTAAACAACGCCCGGTCCAAGGACAAGCCGGGGCATACGCATATGGTCGCGGTCTGGCGTCCTAGCGACCTGGATGACATCGAGCGGATATTGAGAGGTGAGGATGCCTGACATCGGCGACATCTGCCGAGCTTTAGACCTGGGGATGGTCGGTGGCCGAAAGTACCGCTGGACCGAATGCCCCGACTGTCACCTCCAGCGGTGGGCGGTTATCAGGACGCTGGACCGGAGCCCCTACCGCCAATGCCAGGACTGCGTCCGGGCGAAGGCAAAGAGGGTCTTCAAGATAGGGAGGGCGCATACCATCGACCCGCCCTAACCTTCCCTCAGATATGGCCCTGGACGCTTCAGAGAAGCCCATAGGGGCGTTTTACTACCACTGGCAGTATACAAGACCGCCCACACTATGCGGTATGGTAGAATGGCAGCGCCACCTACGGGTGGACATTCATCCGTCACGGGGTGAAATGATCCGGGCGCTTGATTTACCGGGTGTCACCCTGTCACCTGGTCAGGCGTTCGGGTATGGAATGATATGACGATGAAAGACCGCGTCAAGGAACTCCGCCGCGTCCCGGCGTCCGAACTCCGGGCCAACCCGAAGAACTGGCGCCGCCATCCACCGTCCCAGGAAGCCGCCCTCCGGGGAATCCTGGAGGACATCGGCTTCGCGGACGCGGTCATCGCCAGGGAGACCGACGACGGCCTGGAGCTGATCGACGGCCATTTGCGCCAAGAGGTCATGGGCGACCAAGTCGTCCCGGTATTGATCGTGGACGTAACCGAGGAAGAAGCGGACAAGATGCTCCTCACTTACGACCCGCTGGCGATGATGGCCCACGCCGACCAGGACCAACTCCTCCACCTACTACGCGATACCCAGTTCGAGTCCAAAGCGGTCAACGATATGCTGGAAGCCCTGGTGAACGGGGAACGGGACGTGATGCCGGACCTGACCGAGCCGGCGGACGACCCAGGCCCACAGATAGACCGGGCCGACGAGTTGCAGGAGAAGTGGCAGACGGAACGGGGCCAGATCTGGGAGGTCGGACGGCATCGGCTGATGTGCGGGGATTGCACAAGCCCGGAAGATCGGAAGCTATTGAACGATGGAGTGGTCCCCGATTTTATCTTGACCGACCCGCCGTATTCCTCGGGAGGTTTTCAAGAAGCAGCGCGGGGGGGGGGAGCATTGGGACAGTACAAACGAATAGCGAAGGGAAACGAATACAACCGCAGATCACCAATGACAGGTTGTCCACGCGGGGATATATGGCGTTGATTAAACGGGCCGTCGGCGAAACGGAATGCCAGGGCGCTTATGTTTTCACCGATTGGCGGATGTGGGTCAACCTTTTCGATGTCATGGAATCATCTGGTTTTGGTGTCCGGCAGATGATCGTTTGGGATAAGGGTTCCCCAGGGATGGGCGCCGGATGGCGGAGCCAACATGAGATCGTAATGCTTGCCTGCCGGTCCGTGATTAAGTTTGACAACCACAAGGCCGTCGGGAACGTCTTGCAATACCCACGCACCGGCAATCCCAATCACCCGACCGAAAAACCGGTGGAACTGCTGATCGATATTCTCAATATTACCGATGTGGCACAGACCGTTTACGACCCGTTCCTTGGGAGTGGTTCGACGTTGGTCGCCGTGGAGAACGCAGGGCGGGACGGCTACGGGATGGAGATCGAGCCCAAGTATGTCGCGGTGACATTGGAGCGGATGTCCGGCATGGGACTAGAGCCGAAGTTGGTGGGTGGGTAGGTCGTGGCTTTACAAAACGGCAACAAGATAATCGCGGAGCAAAGACGCCAACAAGTTATCCAGATGAAGATGGCCGGGGCGACTGAGCAAGCCATCGCCGACCAGCTTGGCGTCTCCAGGGCGCAAGTCTGGAACGATGTCAAAAGACGGCTGGCCGAGGTACGCCGGGACGACAAGGAAGCCGTCCAACAAGAGTATAACCTCCAGCGGTCCCGATATGAACGGCTCCTCCTCCGGTGGTGGAGCCACGCCACCGGCCCCGATGACACCCAGGCCGCGAGGGCCACGGGGATCGTCCTGGACATTCTCCGGCGTCTGGACACCATCGGCGGTCTGATACCGGAGAAGCCTTTGATCCAACTCCAACAACAGAACGTCATGGTTGGCGGCGTCACCTTCGCGGACCTCCTCCGGGAAGCGATGGACGGCGCCGGACAGATAGTGGAGGGAGAGCGTGTCGATATGGGGACTGACCTGGCCGTGGGCCAAGAAGAAAGGGCGGACGATTGAGAGCGTTTACAAAAACGGGAATGTGCGGGTCTTGTGTATCGCTGGCGGTTCTCCCGTAACTGGCGAGATTA